GATGCCGTGAACTCAATGGCGCTGTCAAAGCCTTCGGAGTTGATCCGAAGAGCCTTGCCCTTCGCCTTGATGGGACTGCGCTGGAACTCGTTAGCCATAGTATTTAACCTTTCTGCGCCAGCGCCGCCCGCTTGATTTGGTCGGGCTTGTACTGGCTTTTGAACCTACTCCCAAGCTTTTGTTCCTGGGAATAATACCCCTTCATTAAGTTTGTCATGTTGACCCCTTCGGGATTTTCGCGGGGTTCTCCAACCCCGAACAAGGTCAATTTTTGCGGAACCGCAAATCTTTTGAGGTGGGATGGGACTTTGTCCCTTTCAGCCACAGGCCGCTCCAGTTCAACGACTGAGCCATTTCTGGTGTCGGTGTACTGGTAAACAGGCATTAGCTGTAATTCTCCTCCTCGTCGGACTTGCGGGCCATCTCCATCATGCGGTCTTCCTCGGACATTTCAGGCATTGATTCGGATTCAGTCTCGCCGGATTCCTCGCTCATGGCTTCGTTCACACGAACAAAAGCGACGCCGTTCTCGACCTTTTCCACCACGCCTTCAAGTTCCACGGAGTCACCCGCTTCAGGAGCCGCGTTCTCCTCGCCTTCCGGCAATTCAAACATGGAAATGGGTAGTTTCACCATACCTTCTTTCATAGCAGGCTTCTCCTTCTTGGAAGGAGCGGGGGAGGTTTTATCCTCCCCCGCCTTCCGAGGGCCAACGCCGATGATTAGCATTGCGCCCATTTCTTCAATTACGAGTAGTTGGACTTGCTGAACAACACGCGGAAGAACCGGGTGTCGAGCTGCTTGGCCGCATAGAACGTCTTGAACGAGCAGACAACGCGCTGACCGTAGGGGTCGCTCTTGTCGGCTGCGTCCAGGATCGTCACCTTCGGAGCGAAGGGCGAGCCGGAAGCCGCAACGGCGGTGAGGTGCGGAACACCAAACGCCTGACCACCGAGCAACACGTTGCCGTAGACGGCCGCGCTGGCAGTCGCCGCATTGGCAACGCCGTCGGCGGCAGTGGCAAACGTCTGCACGTTGGTGGAGCTGATGACCGACACGCCGAAGAGCTTGCCCACTTCGCCCTTGAAGATTTGATCCGGGGCGGAGTAGGAGCTGACCTTCAGCCAATCATCGTCCTGCTGCAGGTCGCGGACCACAGCCGGGTGAGCCACAAGGGCGTAGCCGTCTTTGATCTTCGGAGCGCGGGAGATGAACAGGCTGGTCGCGCCGTCCAGAAGGTCGGTCGCGGTGATGCTGCTGTTCGGGGTTGAGGAGGTCGCGAAGGTCGTGCCGTTGGTGCCATTTTGGGCATAGCGGGCGTAGGACTTCGTGGCCACGTTGGTGCCGGTGCTGGTCGAGGAATCCTGAACCAGCGCACGGTGACACAGGGTGTCGGCGTGCAGGGCGGCGTCTTCGCCAAGCTGTTTGGTGGCCTGGGCGAGGTGGTTGAACAGCTCGGTGGCGAGCAACACGTCGGTCAGAACGATCTTTGAGCCGTACTGAACAAGCGTGGCTTCCACGGAGCTGAGGGTGAGATCACGCTCGTCGCCGCTGGAAGGCGTGGTGCCTTCGGACAGGTTGGCGATAGCGCTGATGCTGGGGTCGTCAAAGCGGAAGAAACGAATCGTTTTGTTTCCGCCAGTTTTGGTGGGGTACGGAACCTTCAGCGCGAACTGCTCCATCTGCAACAGCGGGAGCGCACGCTCCAGAAGCTGCTTGGAGAAGTAGGTCTGAAACTGGGCCGTAACGGAGCCAGTGGTAACCATGATGTTTAATTATCCTTTGTTGCGACTGGGTCAGCCTCGGTCAGCTTCCGCCGCCATGCGGAGGAGTTCCCGTTCCTGCTCCTGTGAGGAGAGTTCGTGGAACGCCTTTTGTTTTGCAGGCGCGGACGGCTGCCCGGATGCCGGGGTCGTCGCTTTTCTGAGCTGGGCGATTTCTCGCTCATACTCTGCAACCTTCTTTTCCAAGTCTGAGGCGGCCTCCGCCTTGATCTTGACCTTGGCGATGCCCACCGCGTCGTTGATTCCATTGGGGTAGTTCCGCAGGATCGCGTGGTTCTGAAGCATCTCGGAGACGGCCTTGTAGAGTTTGGAGTTGGAATCCTTGAGGTCGGGGTTTTCCTCGACTTCCTTGAGGAGATTCCGATCCCAGGCGGACTTCAGTTCCTCCTGGGTTTTCTTTTCAAACTCCTGCTTGTCTTCCGTCTCGACCTGAGTGGCTTTTTCTTCAGCGAGTTTTGCAAGATCATCGCGGCCTTCTTCACGATAGCTCTTTGCCGCATCCCGGTAATCTTCCGCGCTAAAGCGTCTACTTCCCGCTTTCGGCGCTTCAGAACCAGGCTGTGAAGCCTCCCGGCTGGCCCGTGCCTGCTCGATGGCTTCCCGCTCGGCTTTGAGTCTTGCTTTCTCCGCCCTGACATCTTCCCACTCTTTCTCAAGACGCGACTTGGCCTTCTCGTACCGGGTTGGCTTCTTTTCGGAAGCCGACTCAGACTTGGTTTCGGTCGGTTGCGTTGTTAGAGAACTTTTCGCCTCCTCGGATTTCTCCTCGGCTGCGGGCGCATCACTCGATGCGGCCTGTTTGGTTTCGGCAGCTTCGGCAGTCGCGGGTTTCTGCTCGGTATCTCCGCTGGCCTTTTCGGCTCCTACCTGCTCAACCTTGGCCTCCTCTTCTTTCTTGGGTTCGGGAAGTTCCCGCCCCTCGTCGAAGGCTTGCGCCAGTGCTAACAAGTCAGTTTCCGTCGGGCTGTTCGAATCCGCCATTGCGACCCTTTCTACACTCTTTGGTGGCGAGTCACCCCACCTTGAGGATAATTTACCACTTATTCATCGGACTCATCGACGTGGTCTTCGATGGCCGAGTTTAGTCTTGAGGTTGCCAGCGATTCTAAGGTCGCTACACAACCTCTATAACCTTTAGCCCATCCACAGGCTTCCGCAAGTCGATCTGGACTTTTCATCACGGCAGAGGCGTTATGGCGCAGGGTAAGGTTTAGAAGGATTAGGCTTAACCGTTTTCCGGTAGGCGTTCCAAGGAAGGCTGTCCATGCCTTCTCGTCCTCGTCCGTCCATTTGGGTTCCTCGATCCATTCCTGATTGCGGATGAAAGCCAGGATGGCTTTAAGTTTTCTCATAGAACTACCGCCCAGGAGTCACCCTGGAAAAGCTTGTAATCGGCCTGTCCAAGCGTCTCGGATAGCCCCTTCTGTACAGACGGGAAGGACCAATCATGGCCAGCCATGACCCCGCCTTTACGCAGTTTCGGCTTCCATCCCTTGATGTCCGCCACAACCGCTTCATACCTGTGATCGCCGTCAACATAGATCAGATCCAAGGATTCATCGCCCACCGATGACAAGGCGTCAAGGCTTTTCGAGCGAAGGAAGCTGACATTACCAAGGGGCTTGGTACGGTTCTGGAAAGCCTCAAAAACAAACTTCATGGGGCATTGCTGGCTGGCCACGTCGTTGATGTCGTATCCGTTTAGCCAGGGATCGACCGCCAGCACTTCCTTGAAATACTTGGCCAGCACCTCGGTGCCTTCCCCGCTGTAAGCACCGATCTCGACGGCCTTGTTGGTCGCGCCCTGCTGGTTAGCCCACTTGCAAAGTTCGGCCAATCCCTCCTGTTGGGAGGGCGGGCGCATTACGGGAACCTTCAAGCCGCCATCGGTGCGGCAGGCTGGATCTGGGCTGGAGCCATTTGCTCGGCAGCACGCTGTTCCTGTTTGGCCGCATCACGAAGCTGTTTCTGGATGGCGCGGGAGGTGTTGGGATCGATCTGCTCCAGGGCGGCAAGGTGCTGCTGGAGGTGGGCCATAAGCACCTGCTGGGAGGCGGGGTCGATGGGTTGCTGGCGTTGCATGGACGCCTGATTGAATTGGAAGAGAACCTGGATGTGGATCTTGTGGTCGTCGCTGGGCTTGATGTTGACGGGGAAGCCGGTGGCAAGCATGGTCGCAATCTCGCTGGCCTGATCCTCGGCCTGATCGCCCATCCCGGCCTGCGGGTCTTGGTAGAGCCTGCGGACAAGGCTGGGATCGTCCTGCTCCAGCACCGACTTGACCAGCTCGCCCTGGTTGACAAAGGGATTGTTCAAGAACATCTGCATCCGGGCGACAGACTTCTGGAGCGCAAACTGGCGGTTGATGAAGTCCAAGCCGCCCTTCGGCTCAATCGAGTATTCCTCATGGATACCGTCGGGAACCATCTGCCCCGTCTCCTCGGCATAGCGGAACATCAAATCCTTCTTGTTGTACTGGACGTAAAGATCCCACGCCTGCTTGAAGAGGTGGGAAAGACCCATCCTGAAAATGCGGTTGCGAAGATCGCCCGAAGCCGCCGCCTGACCTTGGATGGCGGCGATCTCGGTCGCAGTCTTGCGATCAGCCACCTGATACTGCGAGCCAGCCCCGAAGTCAGGGTTGCCCATTCGCTGTTCAGCGAGCATACGCTCTTCGAGCATCAGGCGCTGGAAGTCGAATGGAGGCTGGCTGAATTGCACCGGCTTCAATCCTTGCGGAAGGATCTGGCCGGGTTGCATCTTGAGATTGGCGGTGTTGAGGCTGATCGGGTTCTGTGCCTCGAAAACGGGTCGGTTGGCAAGTTCGCAGTAGTCTGCGAGGGAGTTTTTTAGTTTATTAAGCAGGTTCTCACCAGGGAGAAGTATCTCTGCCACTCCTCTTGGACTGTACCAACCGCCCCCTGTGATCTCATAGGGGAAATCGACAAAGGGAGGTTCGCCGTGGCGGTACGGCAAAATGAAGGATTTTCTTACGTCGGTCTGGATCTGAAGCGGGCTATATGTCTCC